CTCTTTAAAACGCTGTACAGGTTCACACTGTGGGTCGTCACAACCATCAAGCATAAAAATAACGCGCTGTTTTTCTCTGTCATAACGAACAACATGAACAACGATACCTCGGTGATTTTTATAGTAGCGATCAAGTTGGTTTGGGTTCTCATTGCTCATTGCCTCGTCCTCAGCCCATTCTTTGAATTAAAATCATCTACCAGCCAACGCATAAATTGGTAGTTGGTTTCTTGGTAGCCATTTGGTACTTTAATTTCATAGACAAAACGGCCATCACGTATTGAAGCTCGCACTTGCGTGCGACATGCTAAGTTTGATAATCTACTCATGCTAATTTCTCTTCACACAATTGAAATTTGCAACCGAAGCCAGCGACCGTACATCGTTGGCTTCACCCTTTCTGGATATAGCCATCTTTAATTTCTCTTTTGATGTAACGAAACAAATGCATTCATAAATGTGCGGATCTGCGAAATTAATCCATCTAACATCATTTTTATTTTCTGCTCTTCTTCGTTATCAATAACGCCGTCAGCTAAGCTGTCCTTCATCAATAACGCTAAACGCCCCTGCATTTCGTCAACATTGCTACGTAATGTGAATAGTTCTGTCTGATCTAAATCTGCAGGGCTAATTCTGTCCACGAGTAGACGGTTTGATTCACGAGCGACAAATTCAGCAAATAAAACGGTCTGAGAAATATCTTGCATCGCTAATAGCTCGTTTAAATCAAACGAACGACAGCCGTTTTTCTCGTACAATTTGTTACTGAATGAAGTCAGAGATAAACCCAATGCCCCAGCCATCGCTTCACGCCCACCAGCTGTTGCCTCACACATCTCTTTCACTACTTGTTTTATTGATTGGTTACTCATTTCCTACCACCATTGATAAGTTCTTGTAGTTAACTGCTTTAAACTGTTTTGCTATTTTGTTGCTGATAACGATGTGGGTATAAGATCTCTAACTCAGTTATTTTTCCTCGATAAAAAGCTGTTAATTTTTCAGCCAGTTCCAAAGAAGCTGTTTGAATACCTCTTTCTAATCGTGAAAGATTTCCTACATCACAATTAATGGCATTAGCCACTTCTGAAATTGTTAGGTTTAGCTCTACCCGAATTTTCCTTAATGGTGTTTGCATATAGCCCCCTTAAATGCGTTATACGCATATTATCATAGAATCAAATATGCGCAACACGCTTTGTGTTGTACGCATAAATAAAGTTGAATTGAGGAATGAAAATAGGAACAAGAATTAGAGAACTAAGAAAGAAAAAAGGATTAACAATCCTTCAGCTGGCCACCGCTATTAATAGCGATGTGGGTAACATTTCTCGCCTTGAAAGAAATATACAAGGCTACACAGAAAACACTTTAGTAAAGATAGCTGAAGCACTAGGCGTATCTGTTGCTGATTTATTTACTGAAAATTCACCAGAGCCAGATAGAATAGAACTGATTGGTAAGATACCTTCTGGTTTAGTTCAAGTTCGAGGTGAGGCGTTCTTGGGTGTTGATGGCGCTGTTGATATGATTGAGGACCACAACGGCTGGCTAAAAATATATAGTGACGATGCTGATGCATACGGCCTAAAAGTTAAAGGCGACAGTATGTGGCCACGCATTCAATCTGGTGAATTTGTTGTCGTTGAACCAAACACCAATGTCAGATCTGGTGATGAAGTATTTGTTCGCACCGTTGAAGGACACAATATGATTAAGATCTTCAACAAGACAAGAGATGGTGACTACCAGTTTACCAGCATCAATAACTCACATAAGCCAATAACTTTATCTCCAGGCCAAGTTGATACTATGCATTATGTATCAGCTATCGTTAAGCCTACAAAATATATTGATAAATGCGAAAGTGAAACAAAACTAACCCTTGTTCCACCATTGATTGACTAGTCACAATGGCCTGACGACACGTTTTAGGGTGTGGGTAGTATTAACCTAAAAATTCTAATGATTAATAGGAATCGTTTTAATATGGATAAATTTGCAATTATTAAAATAAATACATCTCCAGACTCATTAGAACAATTAGGTACAAAAGAGAAATTTTGGTTTACTTATAAAAATAACAAATACTTATTTAAGTACACAAAAAGCGTCACTGGTGAGCATTGGTCTGAAAAGTGCGCGGAAGAGATCTGTAAAGTACTTGGAATTCCGCATGCTACATACGATATAGGGTTGTGTGGAGATAGATGGGGGGTGATATCACCAAATTTTATTCCTCATAATTTCAGAATGGTTATGGGTAACGAAGTTCTTCATAATCATACCCCCGGATACCCAAAACCAGTATCTGATGTTGAAAAGCAAGTTAGGGTAAGAGAACATACAGTTACTAGAGTATTATCTTGTTTGGAAAACAAGATATTACCACCTATATTTCATAATTATGACATTTCAGGGTTAACTTCTGGTGATGTTTTCTGTGGTTATTTGATGCTTGATGTGTTAATTAGTAATCAAGATAGGCACCATGAAAACTGGGCAATTATGCAAGATGACCAGTCGGGTAAAAGATACCTTTGCCCAACATACGATCATGCAGCTAGCCTAGGAAGAGAAATGACAGATAGAGAAAAAAATGAACGACTTAATACTAAAGATATAAACCGTTCTATATCTAAATTTGTAACCAAGGCGAGGTCTGAGTTATTTAGAACACAAAAAGATACTAAAAGATTACTTACCATTGAAGCATTCGAAGAGGCAGTAAAAACACGAAAAGAGGTAATGAACTTTTGGATATCAAAGCTACATGACCTAAATGATGAATGCCTAAAAGATATTTTTGCTAGATTAGATGAAAAATGCATTTCTGAAGTTTCTAGAAAATTTGCATTTGAGATGGTAAAAGAAAATAGAAAAAGGCTGTTGAAGCAGTTTTTCTTAGGAGATGAACATGAGTAACTCTGTATATGTTGCGTGGCAATGCCCTGAATCTAGAGGGTGGCATGTTGTAGGAAGACTACAAGAACATCAATCAGGGTATGCTTTTAATTATACTAAGGGAGTCTATGAAGCTAAAAACTTCAACCCCTTTAGTGGAATGCTAGAGCTAGATAAGATTTATATTTCAGAAGAGCTTTTTCCTTTATTTAAGAATAGATTGCTATCCAGCAGAAGGCCAGAATATCCATTTTTCATTAAGTGGTTAGGATTGAATAATGACAATGCCTCACCAATGGAGGTTTTGGCAAGAAGTGGCGGGATTAGGGCGACAGACCAACTGCAAGTGTTTAAAAAAATCGATCCAAATGAAAATGGGAAGGTAGAGGTTTATTTTTTTGTTCATGGACTCAAACATTTTAGTGAGTCAGCAGAAAACCGAGTTAATTCCTTAAGGAAAGGTGATGAATTAAGGCTATTGCCAGATCCACAAAATGAACATGATAACTACGCAATCGCGGTGTCAGCTATGAATCCAATGGAGCTAATTGGTTACTGCCCTAGATTTCTGAATAAAGATATCTCACTGATGCTAAACGATCCGTTAGGGACAATTAAAGTAACTGTAGAACAATTGAGTGAGGATGCTCCTACAAACTACAAATTACTATGCAAGCTAACTGGAGAGGCAAGCGATAGCACATTAAACGCAATTAAAAGCAACGTAGCATATATGCCAATTGTTGAGTAATGCAATAATCAGAACACCCCACGAGCCCTCCCCGCGAGGGCTTTTTTTATGCTCCCTCCCCTCCAAAGAAGTGATCTGCATTCCAATCTGAGATTTTTAAAGACATAAATAAAAAGTCAAACGGATAAAACCCGTCCGTTCTATTTTGATAAAAATAATATATGCGCTTGACGCATTTGCGTGTTATGCATATACTAAATCTATAAGATAACAACCGTTGATGAAAAATGAATTGAATTGCGGGAAATACTCATGACAACTGAACCAATAATCATAGCGCCAGATGGTTTCACTAATGAAGATATCGCAAAGTGGATGAGGGCCAAGTTGCAGTGCATAGATTATCTCCCTGTTTTACACGGTAAGCGAGAAAGACTAATGAGCGATGTAAAAAAGCTAGATGCCGAAATAGCAGAGTACATCAGTAAAAGCGCTATTCAGATACAAAGTAAATGATTTTTATGTGTGAAGAGAAACAATGGCTGGCTGAGTCTTAAACCATTAACGGGGGTGTGGTGATAATGTTCTGCTCAGTCAGCCATTTTATCAAATCTAACAATAAGCAAGGGTGCTGGCATTATTTGTGAAATGTCTTATCAGGATTATGTCAACTCGCTAGTGCCCTTTCTTATTGTGTGAAGTGATAACGTGAGGTTATAGAAATGAGCCAAGAAGATCGTAAGACAAATGTCCCTGACTTTCTTTCCGAATTGGACGCTGGCGTTTTTGAAAATAAAGTCTCTGCTGTTTTAAATGATGTGGCTTTAGGCGTTTTAAATAATGGTGGAAAAGGCAAAGTCACTATTGAATTAGATTTTGCTCGCCTTAGTAATTCAATGGAAGAAAAACGAGTTGAAATAACTCATAAACTTAAGTTCTCTGCACCAACACCACGCGGGAAACGGGCTGAAGAAGATACTACTAAAACACCAATGTACGTAGGTAAAGGTGGTAAGTTGACCATTATGCAAGAAGACCAAGGTCAATTATTTTCTTTGCAAGGTCAGCCCGACGGGAAATTAAAATCCGTTAATTAGTTTCCTTATTTTTAATTAAACCTATCCATTTAATTTAATGCTTTTAAATAAGTAGGAGTTTATTCATGTCTCAATTAGACGGTAGTGCTATTTCGCAAATTCAAAATATGGCAGTGGCTTCATTAAGTCTCGAAGCAATAGAGAAATCTCTTTGCCCCGCCATTGTTCTTCCAAATGAATTTAAAGTGAGTAGTTTGGAAAATTTACAAGAAGGTCGCTTCCGTTTCCGTGGTGAAATGAAAACAACCAGTATCAGTGACTTTGTTAAATACTCAATCAAAAATGCAATTGATGAAGGTGTTAGCTGCTTTATTGATGCCGATGAAATGAGTGCCAAAACTATTTTTAATATCGGCACAATTGGTGAGCCTGGTCATGCTGATAATACTGCTCTTGTGAAATTAAAACAAACTGCCCCATTCGCAGCACTATTAAAAATTGATGGTGTTAAACATCGTCAAAAAGAATTAGCGGAATGGTTAGAAGACTGGCGTGATTATTTAATGGCGTTTGATGCTGACGGCAATGTTTTAGATATCAAACAAGCTATTTCTGCTGTCCGCCGTATTACAATTGAATCAACACGCTCTGCTGAACATGAAGATCACGATTTTAGCGCCAAACGTTCAGTATTAGAAAATGTTGAAGCAAGAAGCAAAGATGTTATGCCTACTGCATTCCAGTTTACCTGCACCCCATATGACGAGTTAAAAGAACGTAGTATTAAATTGCGTTATAGCGTGCTTACTGGCGGTGATGTTCCCGTTTTAGTGCTCCGTATTGTCCAACTTGAAAACCTTGAAGAACAAATCGCTCAAGAGTTTCGCAATCTACTTTGTGATGAATTTGATGAAAGTGATATCGAAACATTCATTGGCAAGTTTTCAGCTTAATTATTAATTAATCGCCATCTTATTGGTGGCGATATTACTCAAATAGGAATAACTGAAAATGGCTAACGGATCAGTAAACAAAGTAATTCTTATCGGCAATTTAGGGCGTGATCCTGAAATCCGCTACCTGCCTTCTGGTAGTGCTGTTGCCAATTTAGCTGTGGCCACATCAGAAAAATGGCGTGACAAACAAACAGGTGAAAATCGCGAAAAAACAGAATGGCATCGTGTTGTTTTGTTTGGAAAGCTTGCAGATATCGCCAGTGGCTATTTGTGTAAAGGCTCCCAAGTTTATATCGAGGGCCAACTACAAACGCGCGAATGGGATGATAACGGTGTTAAACGCTATACAACAGAAATTGTTGTAAAGGTTGGTGGTTCAATGCAAATGCTAGGTGGTGCTAGTAAATCAGCAGGTTCACAGTCGGCACAGCAAAATCATCCACCAATGGGTTTTGAAGATGACATCCCTTTCGCACCGATTGGGCTTATGTATCCACGCCATTTAATTAATGTGATTTAAGGAGATCTTTACTATGGGGCGCTTCCATGAAGATACTAAAATGCACGAAATGGCATGCATTAAATCCGATGGGTTATATCGTCATTACCACTTTTCTAACCAAAAAAATTCAGCATATTGGTTTGATATTGTGACAACACCTTATTATCTATATATGACTGGAGATATGGGTACTTGGGTATTTAGCCGTATTAAAGATATGCTCCATTTTTTTAATAAAAATGAAATCGATTATACCTACTGGGCTGAAAAATTACAGTTTGGTTCCTGTCATAATGAAGCATCTGTTATCTACATGGAGGTGGATATCAAGGCAACGCTTAAGAACCTAAATAGAGAACTTCAAGAATGGAAGGTTTACATTTTAGAGGATGAAGATAGTACAGAAAAAAAAGCCGATATAGCCGATATAAAAGAGGCTTACAAAGACTTTGCTAGAAGAATTGGCGAACTAAAATCACTGATTGATGATTATTCTTCATGCGGATCAATTTCTGAATTAACTTATTCTTTTGCTATTGAAAATTCAGGACTGACTGACCCATCCGTAGGCATGATTGAATCACCTTGGGATTGGGAGTCAGTACGCCCATATACAAAACCAACCTATCAATTTACATGGGTCTGCGAGGCTATTCAATATGCAAGCCAACGAATCCTAATCAAAGAATTAGCAGATAAAACCATGAATAAATTTTTAGCAATTAATATTAAATAACATAAAATAATATTTAATATTAAAACCACCATTACTATTATTGGGCAGCCTAATTCCTTGACCAAAGTTTTTAAACTTTTATATTATTAATATAATTTAATTCAACATGAGTAATTATTTAATGAAATATAAAAAAGAAAAATCAAGATATGTCGTTAGCAAATATAATGTCATCCATGCTCCATTAATGGATTCAACAATATGTAATGGTGTTGGTATATTTTATGAGGTCCCTAATGATATTACAATAAAGGAATCAATTCATTTTTGTAGAAAATGTTTTCCTTATGGAAAACCCAAACGGTAATTTATAACTAATCAATTACCAACAACATTAACTAATATCTATTTAAACTGTGTACGGACAGTGTGGAGAGAAAAATATGCAAATGTTGACTTTAGAGGAGTGGGCGCAAGAAAGATATAAAAGTCGTCCACCAAAGTTAGGAACGCTACAACGATATGCTCGTGGTGGCCTGTTCTACCCACCAGCAAGGAAAGAAGGTGGCATTTGGCGCGTGAGAGAAGATGCCGACCTTGTCGGTAATTTGACATCACCAGTTATCAATAATAACGATAACCCTATTTTACAAAGGATCCTCAAAGATGGCTGCCAGACCTCGTAAGAATAACGTCAATATTCCTAACCTTTATCCATTACTTAGTCGTAAAGCCAGCAAGGTTTATTGGCGTTATCGCCATCCTGTAACAGGTAAATATCATGCCCTCGGTGACAATGAAGCCGAGGCGAAAGCAATAGCCATTGAAGCTAATACAAGGTTAGCAGAACAACGAAGCCGACAAGTTATGGCTATTAGTGATCGGGTGGCAAAAATTAAAGGTAAAGAAATCACGGTTAATACTTGGTTAGATAAATATTGGGCTATTCAAGAAGAACGTTTAAAAGAAGGTGATATAAAGCCAAATACATATAAACAAAAAAGGAAGCCAGTCGATTTAATGAGACAAACCTTATCCATGAAACCATTACCCGCAGTTGATGCCAGAGATATTGCTGAGATCCTTGATGAATATAAATCTAATGGCCAGCATAGAATGGCACAAGTTATTCGCTCTGTTTTAATTGATGTGTTTAAAGAAGCACAACATGCAGGTGAAGTTCCTCCTGGTTATAACCCTGCCCTTGCCACTAAACAACCGAAACGAAAAGTAACTCGCCAACGCCTTAATTTTGATGAATGGAAAAAGATATTTGAGATTGCTGACAAACAACATCGTTATATGGGCAATGCCATGTTGCTTGCACTTATTACAGGCCAACGATTAGGTGATATCTCGGCAATGAAGTTTAGTGATATTTGGGATGATCATTTACATATTATCCAAGAAAAAACAGGCACCAAATTAGCTATTCCATTATCACTACGTTCTGAACAATTAAATATGTCATTACGTGAAGTTGTTGCTCGTTGTCGTGATCGTGTTATTAGCCCTTATCTTATTCATTATTTTCATACCACTTCACAGTCTAAACGTGGCGAACAAGTTACAGCAAATACACTAACGACTAACTTTAAAAAGGCGAGAAATAAAACGGATATTGATTGGGGAGAAGGAACACCTGCAACATTTCATGAACAACGCTCTTTATCTGAAAGGTTATATCGAGCACAAGGTATAAACACTAAAGATTTACTAGGTCATAAAAACCAAATTCAAACGGATAAATACCATGATGATCGAGGGAAAGATTGGATAAAAATCGTGATTTAA